CAAATATCGGTTTCATACACAGATCTATTCACTAAGTTACGTGCAAGTTCTTCGACTGCATTTGAGTTATCTGGAACTTCAAATTCACCACCTGCAGGTAGACCGCTGTGCTCGACGATCACATGACGAATGATCTGACGCAGTTTCTTCTCGGTTAGCATATGTTATCTTCTTTTGCCGCCCTTATAATAAGGGCCGCGGCCAGCAACTTCAACTTGATGTCTATTACCAATCTCGGCAAACAGGCTATTCATGAACTGCTTTCTTGTCTCTTCATCACCAGCAACAATATCATCTATTTCAACGCTATAGATCTGTGGAATTTCCCTATATAGAGTTTGTGGTGCATTATTGTTGACTGCATCAAGCCACATGTTAAGATGTTCACGATATGATCGTGTAACAAGTTCATCAGCAAGCTGCTGTAAATTTTGACCTCGATCAAGTGATGAAATGTGCTCGACGATCACATGACGAATGATCTGACGCAGTTTCTTCTCGGTCAGCATATCGAAGTTCCTACAACTTTGACGGATCTTCAAGCGAGTCAGATGAGCCGGCCTTGCGGCTTCGAATCGTCTTTATCAGATCAGAGAATGTTTCGATCGCCTGTTCAGTCAGGGATGCAAGTTCAGCACATCCACCAGTGTACATTCGATGTGCGAGATCTTCCATGTCAGAACGCATGCTCTGCACCTCGCTTAGGAAACTCTCTGGCGTACACTTTCCAGCAGATTTCTTACCCTCTATGAGCTGCTGACGTACTAATTGTCTCAATTTACGTTCTGTGTTGTTCACGTTGACTCCTGTTACACACAAGTATGACTAAAATAGGTTACCCTAGACATACCAGAAGTGATAACGTGATGTCACGTGTCACCTCTGGCGAAGGGTAACCTACTGTGTTATCGCATCGCGCGCTTGATGAAGTCAACAACGACACCAACTGGAATTCCAGCCGACTTCGCAGCCTGACCCGCAGCAACAACTTCCTGTACTGCTGGATCGTCCTTCCACTCATCAGGATTCTGTAGGACGTTCTTGCTTAGGTACTGCATACCCCTGTCTAGAGCACCCGCCTCTGAGAGACGCGCCTGCCTGTCAAGCTTTGCCTTCTCTTCACGAATGATGCGACGTAGTTGTGTTCTAGTGATTCTCATGAGCGCTATCTCCTGTTGTTATCTATATCTCACGCAGCTGCAAAGCCGCCTGTGTTTGTAAGTACGAAATCAAGATCGACAAATTCTGCTGTACGTGTTGGTATCAAGAATATCTTGCCACGCAACGTGTTGTTCTCGACGTCGGCTTCTGATGTTGTCGACGCGTCAATCACGACCTTGAAACCATCAAGTCCTTGCTGGTCTTGGATCCTCTTGAGGACCGGACCGACAAGTGCACTAAAGCGTGCGAGTGTCTCTGCACGATTTGGCTCAAAGAGGAGCGAGTTCGTGACTTGACGAACCTCTCTGCGGACCTCGATCAACAGTCTTCTCACGTTGATCCTATCGAGTGCAGACTGATCGCGTAGAAGCGTCTTCTGTCCCCAAACGACTACACCGTCGCTACCTGGGAAGCTGACGATCGGATTGATGTCGACCTCATATAGGTCGTCCATGTTCTGTCGTGACAACTTCACAGTTGCATCGATGGTCGTCTCGAGTGCACCTCTCTTGATACCAGCCGGCGCATTCCACGGACGTGCAATGCTGTCGTTCAACGACAATGCACCCAATGCTGCAACAGACGGTGGAACACGTGTCTCCAAGTTGGAGAACGGGTCGACTATGACGACATCTGGGAAGTATGCAGCTGCAAAGCTGGTGTCTAGTCCTCTAAGCGAGAATGCATTCGCAGTATTACCGACGCCGATCTGCTGTTCTGCAGACGACGTGACGACGTTGTTGAGTACGTCACGTTCTTCGATGTCGAGGACAGCCATAGCATCGAAGCGTGCTTCAGTCGTGTTGATCACCTCATCTGTGATCACCTCGTGTCTTATACCTGGTATCGACATGAGCTTGACGTCAACTTCTGCAGTATTGCCCATCAGCTCTAGGGCCTTGAGATATGCACGCACAGTTGGACCATCGTTCTGTCCACGAGCTGGATAATCCATCTCTTCCTTGACAGCACGATCATTGAATGCAGCTGCATCTGTGTCGAAGATGTTGACACCGTCGAATCCACCCTGTAGGTAGACAGTGTACTTGGCGACATTTCTGACTGCCAAGCTAGCGAGATCAGTATCTGCACTGAACGCTCTCGTCTGTGTCGATGCATCTGTCGATATGACGCCGTTTCTGACGTACTCCCAGTTCTGTAGGAACTTCGTCGATGCAAGGCCGTCAGATCCAGTGACAACCCTGATCCTCTCAAGTGAGAAGAGGTTCGCATTGTACCTGTCTGCGTCGATCACACCATTTGCAGAAGTGTCAACAGTTCCAGAGTTGTTCTCTGCGAGAACTGACTGCCACGAGGATGCGAAGTTCGGGAAGTACTTCGTCAACGACTCTATCGTCTTGTCCTTACGCTTACCCTTGTTAGGCTCAGCGACATCGTCAGCAAGCTCGAACTGAACACCCCAGTACAACGAAGAGTTCGGATCCTTCTTGACACCAGACCCGTTAGCCAACGACTGTCTGTATGGGACCGGTGGCTCTGCAACGTTGTTCAAGAATCCGTAACCAGATGCAACCTGGTGTTGGTTCGTGTCGATCGTGTTCGTAGCCAACGGAGCAGTACCAGATAGGACAAGGTGTGCAGGTCCCCTGAATCCAATCGGTAGTGCCGTTGCATCTACTTCCTCATCCTCGACGGCACGGTCCATCTCGACCCTGATGTAGTTCGAGCGGTTCGGAAACAGACCGTCCTGGCGAAGCTTCTGTGATCCGACATTCTTGTCGAAGTCGAAGTAGAGGTGAAGGTCGCCGATGATCCTAGCGATGTAACGGTCTGAACGTGGGTTCAGTGACAGGCCAGAGAATCGCTCAAGTACGACCTGGCTCTCGTCGGTGTCGTAGAAGTCGCGGACGACGACGTTGAACGTACCGTAACGATCTGTCTCAGTGTTCGACTTAGCAACGCTGTCGATGGAGATCTTGATACGTGTGTTTGAATATGCACCGTCGGCTAACGCATGGATCCTGAACAGGTTCAGGTTCTTGCCACCGAAACGCTGTGAGATAAAGTACGGAGTCTTGGGTGTACGGAAACGATCTTCGAAGTTCTCGAAGCTTGGAGCAGTTGCAGAACCAGAGTTCCTTGCAAGTGCACCTGTCGTCAAGAATGCGATGTTCTGTGCTGTCGTGCTCAACGACGCACTTAGAAGTGCAGATCCTGTCACAGCTGCGAATGCAGGATGAATGTCATACCTTGTGTAGAGGTAGTGACCTGCCTGCTGGATCAGTGCAGGATCTGTGTTGAGCACATTACCGAAGTAGTTCGGCGCTGTGACATCGAAACTGGCCGTGAGTACTCTCGGATACTTCGAGTCAGCACCGATGTGACCATTCAGGAACATCACGAACTCCTGCTTCGCGATGCTGTTCTGACTTAGAACGACAGTTCCCGTGATCGAACCGAGTGGTGATGCACCGACTGTCGACGCTAGCGGAGGTGATGCATTCGTTGATGCTGCAAGTGTCGGTACCACACCTGATGGTGCGAATATCACACCACGAAGTATAGGTGCAGGAACACCACTCGACTGACGTCCAGATCGACTGAATATCGTTGAACCTGCAGACTCTGACATGTAGCAACCGAGAAAGTGTACTCTTCCCAGAGCGCCGCCGGCGTTCGCATATTCATTAACATCAGGTGAACCGTCTGCATCAGGAAGTTGTGCGCCAACCACGAACCCAGCAGACTCAACACGACCAGCATTATTGCCAGACGTCGTACGCTTTTCGCCCAATCCCACACCGAGGACACGCAGATATGTGACTGCTTGTGCATTCCTTAACCACTCGCTTACTGCAAGTGGTCCGAACTTACCTGCATTGCCACTCTCACCGAATTTCAGACGAAATTGATTTATGTTCGCCATCGTAACAGGAACGAATGCAGGTCCCTGTTCCGCAGTACCAATGATACCCGCAGGAATTCCAATCGGTACTACAGCAGCAGGACCAGTGAGGTCAATCTCCCTGGTTGATACGCCGGCGCTCTTGAATGTAAGTTCAACCATTTAGTACGTTCCTTCTCACAATGTTACTATCTCGTACATATTGAATCACTGCACGAACTCAACGCCGCTTGGAGTGACGATAAAGTCAAGAGCGACAAATTCAACTGCACGTGTCGGAATGACGATTATCCTACCATTCAGCTTGTTGGCCTCAACGTCTGCTCGTGAGTTATTCGTGTCATCCATGATGACCTTGAATCCTTCGATACCTGCCTGTGCCTGTACAAGACCAAGCAACGTCGTTGTCTGTGATACGAAACGTCCACGTGTCTCCGCCGTGTTCTGTTCGAACACGATTCTTCTTGCGACGTCGACGATCAGACGCTTGATCTCAAGCATCAGTCGACGAACGTTGACACGATCGAGTGCAGACTTGGCGAACTTAAGCGTCTTCTGACCGAAGATCGCAATACCCTCCTTAGGGAACCTTCCAATCGGGTTGATCCTTGCTTCGTAGAGGATGTTCCTGTCTTCGCTGTCGACCCTGACGTCTAACGAGTTGACAAACTCAAGTGCACCTCTGTTGAATCCTGCTGGTGCAAACCACGGATATGCAACTCTGTCATTGAATCCAAGTGCAGCTAGAGCTGCAATCGATGCAGGAATAGTGACGCGCTTGTTGTTGACAGTGTCATCGATCTTGATGTCTGGGAAGTATGTTGCGACACAATCATTGTCGATAGCGCGCCCGACGAAGTTGTCAGTCGTCTTTCGAACGTCGGGCTTATCTTCAGAACCGTCAAACAAACGATTTCCACTGTCGTCATATTGGACAAGGTCCATGATGTACATCATCAAACCATTAAGCTTTGTACGTGACGAAGCATAGTCAGTGATGAATGTATCCCTAATACCTGGGATCGCTAATAGGTTTGTATTGACAGACAACTCATCCGTCATGATCCTAACTGCTGTCCTGTAGCTTGAGATCGCGTTGTTCAAACGACCAGTACCCGCAGGATTATTGCTCAGACCCGTAGGTGTGAACGACGTATTTGCACCGCCGCCTGTGTCTGAGCTTGCGCTCTTGTCGTTCATCCTCTTTGCGTCACGGTCAAGAATGTTGACACCATCGAAACCACCGTATAGGATCGTCGTGAACTTCGTGAAGTCAACATACCTGTTGAACTCAACCGAACTTGTAAGTGCAGCAAGAGTTCCAAGCGTAATCCTATTCGTAATGACACCGTCAGAAACTCTGTATTCAGTTGAATCAGGCACACCATTTCTGATGTACGCAGCTTCGACCATATGTGAATTGACTGTACCAGTCGTTATGTCTGTCAATACTGTGTTCGAGAATGCAACTCGAGCAAGAGTGAACTTGTTGTTGTTTTGTGTATCAGACAACGTACCAGTTGTTACTGCATCTAGCTTCGTAAGACCCTGTAGCTTCGAGTATGTAGCAGCAATCCTGTTCTTCTCCTTCACGGGATTTGGATTGAGTGCGCTTGTGTTCCTCACGAGCTTGACGCCCCAGTAGAGGCGCGAGTCAACAATCTCAGTCACACCCGGTGATCCAGCGTATGTTGAGCTGTCAGCATTACCACGAGTGACCTTAAATCTGAATGGGAGCGGTGGAACGATGGCACCCGAGAGAGGCATCGAACCCGGCGACGATCCAGAGACAGCTAGCGAACCAGAGAACGTAAGACGTGACGTCGAAGGTGCTTGATCTCCGTTGTAGTCTGTGCCAGTATCATTCGTCTTGATCGCTGGAACACCCCTGAATCCGAACGGCAGCGCTGTCGCTGGAATCATTCCCCTATCGATTGCAGGATTCATTACAACACGAACGATATTCGACTTATTCGAGAATGTACCGTCTATGATGATCCTCTTGTCATCGTCACTCTCTGCATCGAAGTTGAAGCGGGCGCGCTTATCACCGATCGCAGCTGCAATGTAATTTTCTGCGCGTGGGTTCAGAGACAGTTCAGGAAACTGTTCGATTATCTTCGGATCCTGATCTGTGTCATCCCATGCACGAATCTGAACTGAGAAAGTTCCATATTCGTTTGCAGGATTTGTGCTCTTGCGAACTTGAGCGATCGAAACCTTGTATCTTGTATTTGCGTACTCACCGTCGTCAAGCGACTCGAAGTAGAACAGATTATGTTCTGCTGAACCATAAGGTTGTGAGATGATCCATGGAGTCTTAGGCGCGGTGAAACGTGTATCGAAGTGTCCGAACACATTTCTGAACACCATAGATGTGTCACCAGATGTACGTGATACTGCTGCAGAACCTGATGCGATTGCAACGTGTGAACCCGAGCCTCTAGATACCTGTGCAACAGCATCATCAACTGCGAAATCAAGATAAAGAAGATGCTTCTCTGTTCCAAACTTAGTTGGATCAGTATTCAATACCTTCGCGATGTAATTTGAACTGTCAGGATCAAGCGAAGCAGTGAGGATCCTCAAGCCGAGGAACCCGTCTGTCTGATCAAATGTCGTGTCAGATGAAGATATGATCAGCTTGAAAGTACCTTCAGCAGCTGAACCGAGCTGAGCGACGTCAGGACTTACTGCCAATGCAGAACCTGAGACATATGCATCGCCTGACCACACGTGAATACGTGTGTCGTTAGCTGTGAAGATGACACCTCGTACAAGATTGATGTCAGAACCGGATCCCAGACTTGTTCCGTAGCTGTCGTTGTCCGAGAACATCGGCATACCGAGAAGCTCATTTGCCTGTAGATCGTGTGTCGCCACAAGCATCTGCACTGCACCGACATGGTAACTTCCAGCTGCAGCAGATCCTGTGACTACGAAACCTGCGTTCTTTACTTGATCAGTAAGACGTGTCTTTTCTATGTCGGTTAGTGTATCATTAGATCCAGCACCAAGCACGCGAAGGTATGTTACAGCTGTTCTATTCTTTAGATACTGATCTACTGCATATGGTCCGAACTTAGTCGGATCAAGTGTACCAAGTTTTGTTTGAAAATCTACGAATGATCCCAACGTAATAGGAACAAAGGCTAGTCCCTTTTCAGCAGTACCAATGATACCTGCAGGTGTCCCAACAGGCGCCTGTACACGCTGCGTGAGATCGATCTCTCGCTCAAAAAATCCCGGCGAGCGGAAGCTGAATTCTCGTGCCATCTAACGGTACTCCTAATGCTGTCCTATGACGACTCAGACCCTAAATATGGGTCGCGGTTGTCAAAAGCTTAAGCTTGACAAATGTATCGCATTTTCATGGTCTAGTAATGCGTTCCAATATTATTGCATCTGTCGTACGGCCGACCTTCTCGCCTTTTGATGTACGATAGACAATTCTTGAGAATCTTGGGTTGTTCTGTGCTTGTGATGTAGCAAATGGATTGAAAATGTAATCTCGTGTAGCTAATCCCTCATCGCCGACATCTGGCATGCGACCGTCAATTGGAACACGCTCAACATCAGACCTCACAAATGCAACATCTTCAGGACCAAGCATTGGCATCTGTACATTCATTCGTTCAACTGTTGCATCAAGCTCACAAACATCGAATTCTAGTGTAGGTGCAGATATGAACTTTCTGAATGGTGATGGATCACCTGGACCCATCGTTGCAAATGTATATGCTGGTACTCTGATGTTTATGGTCGACTTGACCATCTTCTGTTGTGTTGTATAGTCGGTGAAATTATTGTCCATTGCGATGTCTTCGTCGAAGAATGCAACGTACCAGTAGCCCTTATTCGACTCTATACGTGCAGCATTGACAGCGCCTGTTGAACCTATGTCTTGTCCAGCTATAAACCTCTCAATCATCTGGTTCATCTCTACAACATAACTAGACCAGAATGTGACTGTGTACTTCAACGTGATGAAGTTAGGTGTTGGAACTGCGATTATCTCGTAGATATTGTCATCTAACGGATTGGTAAGTGCAGTTTGTAATGAAGTTCCGCCGCGGCGGCGACGTGAAGATACACGCGGTCTAGTCGAATTCTCCAGTGAGTTTCTAAGTCCTGCAACATTGTCTTGATTCTGTAGGTTGAAACGATTCACAACCTGTTGATACTCTCTGTCTGACGGATCAAGACGACGTCTTATGACGAGGTCACCGGTGTCTGTACCAAATGCAAGTGCTGGGTCAGATCCCTGCACAATGTTTGTACGGTGAATTGCGATAATCGGTGTTATGATTGCACCTGACTTATCTCGTATCGGGCGATCACTCTTTGTCATTGCGTAACGCTCACCGCCGGAGAATACGACTGGCACATTCCTCGTACGATTTCTGTAATTGACCTGCATGTTCAACGACACATTGAAGAAATTGAACAATGCAATGTCAACATCTTCGATGTTCGCAGATGGAATAGAGAAGTCTTCAGGTACGTTCTGACCTTCATATCCCTGAGTGATCACTTCTGCTCGGCCGAGCAAAGTCGGTGGAACCTCACGACGATTGAATGGTCTAGAGTCAACTGTACGTCTGTTGTTCATGACTCTTCAGGCTCCTCATCTGGTTCTGAATAAAACGAACTATCGTAGTTCACATCTGACCCTCGTTCAGACACCTCTCTTGGACCACCCAGCGGCTTCTCAAGCACACCTTTTCTGACAAGGTCTCGTACATCACCTGTCGGTCCTTCACGATTCGTCTCAAATCCCCTCTGTTGATGGAAATTCTTCTGTACAGCATCTTCGTCTGCATGACCTTCCCACGTTGGTCCTATTATCTTCGCAATGAACTCGTCCTCTCTTGCCTGTACACATGTCAACTTATATGACATCCTATACTCGACCTGTCCGAACATGATGTCATTGAAAACTGCACCAGTAATCTCGTAAAACGTCTCACCATATGAGATGTAATCACCCGTGCGAATGTTGATTTTCTTCTCTATCATGTCACGAACATGGATATACACGTCCATCGTTCGTATCTCATCATGACCGAACTCATTCGTCTTCTGTTCTGTCGACTTCCAGTCGACACGGGCAGATATTTCTATCGGATGTGAAGTGAACTTTGCAGCTGATTCTTGATAAATCTCATGAACCATCGTCTTTGTATAGTCTACAGAGTAGTACTTTACCGTCGTTCCAACGATGTCTTTCATGACCTCGCGCGCAATGTCGTTGATGAAGTCGATCTCGCGACTTCCAATGAATAGCCTAGACATCAAGGATATCTATGGCAACAGCTTCATCAAATCAGCTTCACCCGATAGTTATCGAACTGCCGCGCGGCATCGGCACTAATCTAAGCTGTTTGATCAGGTTGTCTGCTTTTGCAGCTTCCTTCTCTAGTAGCTTATCATACGTTGTATCATCAAGCAGGGTGATCAGACGTTCTTTTATCTTATCTGCATCTTCACGTCCCTGTGAGACTAACTGTTCATAGTTTAACGTCACAGTCTCACCAGCAATTGGAATTCCTTGGATCTTACCTCTAATGAGACCAAGTAACTCCTTTGAGTATGCTAACGTAAGTTCACGTATTGTCTGCTTTCCTATACCCGTAACCGAGTTATACGGGATCACATTATACGGAAAATTTGATATGCTATTCACGCCGCTCGTGGTGTCATCTATATCACCGTGACCTGCACCTGGACTATCCTCTGTGCCCATTGCATTCTGTGCAAAAGCAACTCGTACGAACATGTTACCAGCAGGAGCACGTGTTGGAAGCGGCATGATGCGAAGCTTACCATTACCGTAAATCTGATAGTTAAAATGTGAACGTCTTACCTTGAATGACGTCGCCATTTGCTGAGCGCGAAGTATGTCTTCAAACACGGGCAAAACGTAGAAGATCGTCTCTGGTGTGAATGACTCAAATTGAAACTCGTTGTTCAAGAAGTTGATCGCCGAGGTGCTATCGAAAAAACGATATGCAGTCGTTGGATTGAAGTGAAACACTTCGATGACACGAAGGCGCTGTCTAGATCCAGACGGCTGCATATCAAACACAGAACTGCCAGAAGAGTTCAGCAATTCAGTGTGTAGGTCGTAATCCTGTCGTCCTACTTCGAGTGGTAGACGTCCAAGGATCTGGATGTATGATCCTCCAAGACCTGCATTTACCGCATATGGCTCTGCCTGTCTAATTAAGAATTCGAGCGTCTGACGTGGATATGCTGTACTCTGATCGGATCCTGTTGGTTGACCGAGAAATGTTGTCAATAATGACTTTGCTTGATGTTGACTGACAAGGTTACCCCACTCAAGTGTTGCACGCTCGAAACATGCCCATACCTGTTTCTTCGAAAGTTCAACGGAGAGAACGTCATCACCTAACATCCTGCGTACAAACACATCCATGCTGTTCGCATCAGCTATGAATGACGCTTCGGAATCAAAGATTCCAAAGGGAGTCGGATTCAATGTCGCTTCGAACGTTGCCATCTTATGTCAACTCCCTAAGCAGCACATCCATATCATGGATACTCGGTTGTTTTTTACTTATCTGGATATCATGTTGTATTGACTGCGCAGGTTGTATATGTTGTGCCTGCTGTACCCTTGGTCTTTCTGTTATCTTCACAGCAGCAACAACGTTCGTGTTGTTTTCAACATGTTGTGTTTTTCCAACAACACGTACACTTTCAGCAACAACTTTAAGTGGTGTCTTGAATTCAACAGCAAATTCAAGTGGTACGAAATATCTGTCTTCAACGATTACTTCAAGACGAGTATCGTAGGTGCCCTCTGTGATCGTTTGCTTCATTGGAGGAACAATTACTTGAACAGTTCCATCACTCAACGAGGTACCTCTAAACGAATATTCAATATCGTTTGCTTCACAAACTAATCGAAGTCTTACTTGCGGACCATCAGTGTTGCTGAACCGCTCTGACGAAGTAATTTTTACATCGAATCTTACATCGTTTGACTCATTTAAATTTAAGACTATTCGATCAGTCATAACACTACTTATTTGAGTTTGGCTGTTACAATCATGTTGCGCTCAATTTCATTGTGTTCAACAAGTGTAATTGTGACCTGTGTTGTATTTTCACGTTGAGCGACAGACATGTCGGTGACATGTACATGCAATGCATTCTTTGTGAAACTTTTAGTTATCTCGTTTTGAAGCTCACCAAAAACATCTTTACCATGAAGTCCAACTAGCTCAACAGAGACAGTGATAATATCACATGAAATTTTCTCATCATTGTACTGGTTCTTGTCGGGTAAAATGTAGTCAGGTATAAACCGTGACCGAGTAGCTTTTGTACTTTTACCTCTTACGAATCTAGCATGAGAGACTGTTTCTACAACTGCTTCTTCTATGAGTTGAGCTATTCGTGCATATCCACGCGTTATTATTGTACTTCGTCTGTATCCATATCCACGTGTAATGATTGCGCTTTTACCACGAATTGGTGTAAGTGCAACAGATTCAATCTCGACTAATTGACCATATCCACGAGCTACTATGGGCGTATATTGAAACCCAGATCCTCGTGTGATTATGCTACTTCCGACCATTATGCACTACCAGTTGGTATACGTTCAACAACTGCCGCGGCATCATGTACAAATGCAGTCCCATCTGATTTTAGTAGATTGAATCTAACTAACTCATTTCCCCGTAGATCATACATCACCTGTTGTGATCCTGTAATTATCCATCTTCCGAATTCAACATTTCTTATTGTCTCAACTGATGATGAAATTTGTGACAGCTTATTCAGGTGCCATCCCGTCGTACCAGAGGCGTTCAGATCAGAATCAGATACATTCCACACGCCAGAAATTACTTGCTGTAGCGCTACATATGACAATGTCATCTGGTCACCAGGTACTGCCCTTGTTGATACTGCAACGTCTAAATTTGCATTTCTATTCTGTAACCACCCCATCGATCCAGACACATTAAATGCTGCAGCCGATGTTGTCCACATTGATCCGCTCAATGAGTCAACATCGTTTTGTGTGACATTCAAAACATGTGATTTGCAGTCAAACACAGATGGATATTCATCTATGCTTGTCTCTACACTGATTCCATATGATCCAGCACCAGATACAACCAAAAATGATGTAGGTATATTGAAGTAGTATAATCCTGGTTTTTGCGTTGATTCAGTCACGTGTGAAACATGTGATCCTAAATCATCAGCTGTGACAATTGTTACAACAAAATCATCACCTAGAGCACCGGTGCGCAACGTACCCAATGAAGTTTGTACATGAAACCACCCTCTAAACGTTTGTGATGATTTTGTGAAGTACATTGCTATGCTGATTCTACAAATAGACGCACAATAGTCCCTGATGTTGGAATAAAGTCCAAATGTTTCAGAAACTGAAATGTGCCTTCGTGTTGAGTATACTTGTTAACTCGTCGTGTAATATACGTTGAGCCCGATTTAATTCCAATTAAATCATTATTGTAGTGATTATTAGCATGTGATGATAACGTTGTGTAGATTGTGTCATGCGTTGAATTATTATTCAGTATCGTTCCTTCTTCGAAGGAAATTGCATCAACAATACGATTCACCGACGTATTGACATTATCTAGTATTGTTCTATCTGCAGTCGTAAATGACGATGTAGATTCGCTCGTCGATCCAACTGCATCAACAAGATTAGAGACAACACGTGTATAAGTTATCGTGTGAGATCCTGTCGGAGGTATAAATGGATTGCCTCCACCGTCAACATATAAATTGCCGTTGATTGTAAGCTCATGATTACCTTCCCATGAACGAATTCGCCAATCATTAAGCATGAAAAACGTTGATCCCAAAAATTGGCCAGAAACAGTCGGATCACCACCAATTGCGCGTAATGCTTGTTGGTATTCTAAGTTTGATCCCGTTAATGACCACTGCTTCCACGGTGAATATATGTCATTTTTAACATTAATACTTGTCGTTCCAGACAGTATTAATATAAGCTTGTTTACACCATCAAATTCAACAGCCATGTAACACTATTCATTTCACGGTTGCTGTGTAAATGCGGGTGGATCACATACGTCTATTGCCGTAATTTTACCTGTTGGATTTCCATTTTTTACTTCTGGGATTGATCTTTTTTCTATTTTGCCGTCCCATGCGAACTGTTTAACAGCCCTGAGTGGTTCCTTAGACGCAATATCCCACTCAAATGTAAATCCACCGATACACACACCTTCTTGTGTGCATCTTGCCCATGTCATGTCTTGTTGAAATTGAATCTCAATCCAATTCTTCAATCCCATGTCATACTGTGGATCTACAGCTACTCCATTCTTTACAGCGTCTCTAATTCTAAAAAGACGATATCGTATTTTGCGCCGTTCGTCACGAATCAATGTCCTTGCCTGCTTAAGCTTGATTCTCTCATGTTCTTGAGGGTTTTCAAGTTTTGAAAACTGATCTACAGTCAACATTGCATTTGCAATCTTGTAGATCAATTGCGCCATTTCAGGCGTAACATGTTCGCCTTCTTGAGCAGTATTTTCTTGCATGTTCATATTATATCATCACGTATTGCTATAGTTTCTCTCCAAAGCAGCAACAAGCGAGATGTTATTTGACTTCGATCTTGCAATCGTAGCTTGAGCTAATACGAATTGTGCTGTTGACAACCCAATTGCAACCACAGTTACTGCAGCATCTGTTGCAGGTGTTCTGCCACCTTGTACATTGTTATCGTAATCGAACGTGAACGACACAGACGACTGTGCACTAACACTGCCGGTAATTGGAACGCCAGCGTCATTCTGTACTATTATTGCATTCGTTGTACCATAGTCACCCGTAGGATTTGTTGTAAAGAACATCCTATAGATTGCTGCTGCATCACTTGTCAAATTATCATTGAATGAAATTGTTCCAGCTGCAACGAATGCGTTAATACGAGTCGCATCAGTTACATCAGTGTATGTAACGTTATTGAAATCTGCAACGTCTAGATCATCAATATACATGTCAAATGTTGTCGCTGTTGGTGATGCAAACTGCATCAAAAGATCTGTAACATCGCCGCGGTGCAAATTGTTACTGAAATCTATGTCATATGTTCTGCGTAGCTGATGCTGTACAAACTCATAATGATCCGCCAGCGTCGCGTCATTTCCAAATAGTCGCCAATGAAATCCATATGTTGTGCCCTGAATTACCCGCTTGAATGCATTGAATCCTGTCACTGATGCACTTACTGGACCTTCATTGACAAGCACATCGGTTGTAATGAGAGATGCGGTTGCAGCATTAATGCTACCAACTGTATATGTGCCATCGTTATTTGTGCTACCAACAATTGTTAAAATCGAACCCGAATCTAGTCCGTTGGACGTCCATACGCCAGTATTTCTTCTAATTTGCGGCGGGGTCGATGCTGTGAACACCAAAGTACCAGCATTGAATGGTCCCAGATTGTCTTCCTTATACTGTAAGTACATTCCAGGTTCTACTATGTAGAAACTCAACCCACCAGATGCAGGTGTTGGCCAACGTTGATCTGTTGTGTCAACTGTCAGTGTTGTATTGTTCGATGATGTGACAATCTTATATGCACCGATGAATGATCCCGATGTCGTCGGGCCACGCAATATTAGTATATCGTCTGTATCAACGACATTTTGAAAACCACCTACAGCGGAAACAAATTGACCGGTCGCTCCATTGACATTAGAGATAACTCCGTCAGATCCAGATGGAATTATAATCGTTGTACGTACTGTAAATGTGTGACCGGTGCCGCCGACAAATGCTTGTTCACTAGTGTTAACTGTTAATTGTGTATTACTATCGACAGCTGTAACAGTAAAAAACCCTGTATCTGTACCAGCTGTGATATACAGTAGATCACCAACTCTTACAGAAGAGAGAAATGTCGCACCAGAAGACGTGAATGTACCAGTATCACCATCAACATTTGCTGTTACACCGTTTGTATTTGAGACTAATTGACGATTGTTCCTAAACGGCGATGATCCAGAAATTTCCGCATCTGAAGAAACAATAGCTGCATCTGGCACATGTGCAAGAGGGAAACGATTGACAATTGTTTGAATCGAAGTAACACCGATATCGGTGAGAGAAGCTTGTGAATATGTTCTACCCTTCTTTCTTGCAAAGAGCTTTAAGTATGAGCGTGTGTCAAATCCATTATATGAAGATGAAACAAGGATCGACTCATTCACCGGTCCAGTAAATGTGAAATCTATTGGATCAGAACTTTCACTAAGCGGTTGATAGTAGATTTGTGAATCTGAGTCAAGACTACCAAGCGTGATGATACCGGTGTAATTTTCAAGCGTGTTTGAGCTTTCATTCTTCTTTGCCCACCCGCCAGTACGAATCTTCTTTCGCGTGTAATTGTTATGGTAATCCCAATTTTCATGAGATAGACCACCGCCTAATTCGAACTGTTCAGAAGTGATTGCCTCATACGGAAACTCGTGTCTAATAAGATCATCACCACCATAGGTGGCACTGTCAGATCGCCATTCTTCTTTTGTGAACGAATATAGTGCCTGCTTTGTAACACCGTCGACTAAGGATCCAGTCAACGGAAATCTTACTTCCCAAGTTATACCTGATGAGCCACTAAAGTTTGTTCGCGTTGCATTTCCCAGCCACGATGCAGATTGTAAAACTAATTGAGTTTGTGAACTCGCCGACAAGATCACATAGTGACCTGCATCTTGACCGGTATAAAGTGATAGCACATCGCCGGCTGCAACACCCGAAGTGATGAATGTAGCACCGGTTTGAGCAAACACCTGCAGTGATGCAGATGCGACGCCCAATGTACCAGACAAAAAGCTACGCACGTTTCCTACTGGATAGATCGAAATCTTTCGACTATTAAGCGTTCCGTAAATGACTTGATTTCTATCAATATTGTCTGGATCTACTATAATTGCCATAATCTATCTTTCACTAGCTGTTACTATAAACGCGATCAAGTCGTTGTTGGACCGGAATTGACACGCCTTCAGATCCGAGCGTTATTGAACTAAGACGTAAATATTCATAACTAATATGAAGAACTACGATATCAACATCGATATCGTTGACGTAATTATACTGATATTCAAATGTTGTCGTTGAACTTTCGGTGCTAGCTAGTTCTACATTATCACTTGATCTGAAGACTCGAATTTCGCTGTCTTCAACAATATTGGTGAGCGTCAGTGTTTTCGCATTATTGATGACTGTCAATGCATTAATGCCGTCACGATAGGTTGGTACATCGCCATCGACGATGTTCAACGTAATTGAGCCGCTTGAATTATTGAATAATGCAGCGTTAACGCTTCCGCTTAAGCCAAATCCAGTAAACGTATTCCCTGTAAATGAATATGTGCCAGTCTGGAGCAACACCAGCGCATGACCAGCAGTACCAGTGCTTACAAACGAATTATTCGCAAATATATTCGGTGTTGTTGTGTAACACCATCCTTCACCTGCATTTAATGTCGACACGTTTATCGTACAATTCTGTATTGACGAAGATGAATTCACGACAAACGACGCACCTCCCGATGGAACAGTTGATATTATGCACTCATTGAGTGCACACGAGCTTGCAGAGATATAACTCGCTCCGATAAAGTTCATCGATGTAAATGTCGTAACATTACGAAGTGTTACACCTGCACCAACGATCGTCAATCCAGAAAAATCGTATGATGCACTTGAAGATGCTGACACGTGTATGTCCCAATAGTATGGACTAGGACTTGAAATGATCGAGTCCTTGTGTGATATCACGTCTAGTGGATTTCCATAGTAAGAAATTCCAATATCATATGGTGATGCGTGATATGACAACTGTCTCTTTGACGCGTCGTAAATTCTTGGAAACTGTAATGTTGAATTCAACAACGCAAAATTTACTTGGTCGCCGCCACCGATCTGAATCGGTGTATATGATAACAGTGAAGATGCTCCAGTTTGCTGAATTACTGGGAGTCTATAACTATTACCGATCGAATATAGACCATCAACATCAACGGGATAATTCGTATCGCCCCCTGCAACGACTAGTTTATCAATGTGCACCATTTCAGAAAAATAGAATGATGCGGCACCCTTGGGTGTAGATGTCGTAAATAGAACGCCAGTTACAACAGCTGAATTGAATGTTGCTGAGCCGGTGATCGTTGTAGTCCTTTGGCGAGGATTGATTGCAAACACAGAACGACTGACGCTGTCTGGGTTTGAATCGGCCGCTGCAATGTGATACGAGAGCGATGCAGATGTACCGTCAACAAGCGTCACTATCGTTCCCGTTTGTGATGTTTTTGCAAGGTTTGTAAGTGCGTTACGAGGTGTCGCACACCCAAATGAACATGCTATAGTACCAGAGCTGTATGTCCTTGGTGTCGTAAATCCCAACCTAAATCCCGATGACGACGTCACTGGTGTAAGCGTCGGGGACAAAGTTATAGCACTAGAATATGGATTTATGCCGAAGTCCGCGGTGGCCACGGCTGCACGAAAAAATGTGCTCTTGCTACCAATTGTTGAAATTCCTGCTAATGTTCCAGGAAAAATAATACCATTTAATGTACTAAAATGATGAAGTGGCGTTATGACTGTTGCTGGATTAATAGATCGATCAATATAAGCAGGAATTCTACCATTTGTTGCATTAGCGATCGCTAATGTCATCCTATTTGTATCCTCGCTCAATGATTGAGTCCATGTTATTCTGGGTGTTGATCCAGAATTACGCTGAAAGCCCCATGCAACCGCAGTGCTAACTGTCGCTGAGTCTTGTGACATAAGGTGATGTACACCAGGATTTGGTAGTGCACTCGTCACTGCACCGTCGGAAGAGACTGCCCAGATCATGAGACAGTCATTTGTAGTTGTTGTAACTGCAGAAGATGTAAACTGTGATTGAGGTGCATTACTTGTACTAGCAGTTACATTGAATGGTAGTGTTGGATGAGCATCCCCAATAGATAACATCACAGTGTGATGTGCATCTGCATCAGATGACGATGCAATTGGTGCGGCCTCATTGCTTGATGAGGCAAATTTCCACATTATCGCGGAACCAACAGCAGCATTGGCTACTTGTCTATTCAAGACTGCCCAGCCAGATCCAGAAGATATTGCAACATAGGGTCCCACTGAATCATCTTTCGACAAGATCCAAAGTAGTAGATCATTCGTAACGTGAGTAGGCATCGATGCAGTTACATGTGATAGGTTTACTGTTACTTCTGATGTTGCCCAATCTCTAATGAATGCCATATTTTCCCCGCTTAATTTGTCGGTACGCGTTCAACAACTGCATCATCATCATGATAGAACGGTATTCCACCAGAAGTAAAAAGATTGAACGTTCTTATTATGTTTCCACTTGTGTCATAGAATATGTGTTGTGATCCAGAGATCAACCAACGGCCAAATTCAACATTTCTCACATCTTCAACGGAGCTTGAGATCCTTGAACTCTTGTTCTGTAACCATCCCATCGTACCTGACGTGTTGAATCCCGTCGCATTCCAGACACCCGAAACGAGAAGATCATAGTCAACACCGCCCGCAGATGCAACATTCAATGCTCTGCCCATCGTACCCACTGTATTGAATGTACTGGTCGTTGCATTCCAAACACCCGACACAACTGCGGCAACATCAACAGTCACAGCACTAGCAATGTTCGACGCGCTGTACAGCGTATCTCCAGCTGAACCCGACGTTACATGCAAGTTGATGCGTTCGTCCCAGACACCGCTGACGATTAGTCCTCTTTCTGTAGCTGTCAAAGACATTTGAGCGCCGGCATCTGCCTTCGATGAAATACGATTCTCTAGCCAGCCCATCGTTCCCGACGTGTTGAATGTACCATTTGCAGCGTTCCAAACACCCGACACAACTTCAGCAGTCGTA